TGGTTGTTTTCCCTTTTGCCACCGTACCGGATGTCGGCGTCACCTTAATCGCAGTGACCGGCGTAATTTTGCTGCGTTCTTCCGCTACAGAAGGTTTGCCCACGTTGGTCACTTTCACCGTGCGGGTGATCACTTCTTTCGCCGTCACGGCCTTACCGATACTGCTGACCCAGCCACGGAACACATCCACCGTGCCATTTGGGAAACGGATTTTATAGGCCCGCACATCCCCGCTTTCAAACCAGCCTATAAGCCCTTTCTGACCTTCTTCTCCCGGTTTCCAGGCCAGCGTAAAACTGGTATCTCCTGCAGACTTCTGCCCCTGCCCGGTCGCGGTCCAGTCCGCGTCTTCATCATCCAGGTAGTTATCATCGTAGGGTTCTGCCGTCATCTCGCCCGGCGTCAGATCCTTCACCTTAGCCAGTCGCTGCCAGTCATCGTCTGACAACGGGTTTGCATAAGCATCACCCTTGCCGTTGTAAACCCACAGAGTGGTACCGGCACCTTTTACCGGCTCAAGGGGATTTGGTGTTGCCATATCGTCCTCACATCTCGTATGTAATGGAATAAGTCAGATCTGCAGAACTCCATAACGCCATATCGTCATCACGACGATACTCATAGCCCTGCGTAACCATCGTGGTAATCAGTCCTGCCAGTGCCGGGATATCGCTCATCACCGGATAAATCCGGGACTCCATCCACGCATCCAGCTCTGAATCCGGCACCTGAGCAGGCAGGAAAACTTCAATATGCAGCTCCGCCTGCCAGGTATCGCTGTCCAGCTCTTCGCCCGTGTATTCAGCGCCGGTGAGATAAACGGCAACTGCCGGAAAATCCGCCTCATCAAAAACAGCGGGGCGACCATCAAAAAGCGTCGCCCCGGTGTCATGCTTCTCCAGTGCATCCAGTACGGCTGCACGGAGTTCAGTATGTTTCATCGCTTTATTACCATTCTCAGTTGATGCTGCAGCGCATAGCCCAGCTCTTTCGGAAGACGTTCACGCCGTATCCGTTCAATATTCTGTTTAAACGCCGTGGTAAGCGGCACCGCCATCGGGATTTTCACCACATCAATGGGGTAACGGTTTTTCCCGGCCACACGCTGCATGACATGCCACCGCCCATTTTTCAGTTGCTGAATAAACGCGCCGGGAATACGACGGTTTCCCACCACAAGCACGCTGCCGCCACCTTTCAGGGATGAACGCTGCCCCTTTTTACGACGCCTGCGTCGGGACAGGACAACCCGCGCATTCCCCAGCTTGATTACGGGCAAATCCCCCCGGTTAACCTTGATTCTGGCCTGCGGATTTTTAACCGTGGCCCTTTTCAGCCTGGCCCTTTCCTTTACCAGTTTCCGGCGTACCTTTGTCTCACGGGCAACCTGTGACGCAGACTGCGATATCGCGGATGAAGCAACGCGGTTAATGGCCATTGCTGACGCACCGGGCACCGCCGTTTTGCTGATACGGCTGAGGTTTTCAACGGCCTGCTCAAGACCTTTTATGGCCATACATCCCCCTTTCAGCGGCGACGGTTAACGGCAGGCGGCACGCCACGCCCAAGCCAGAGATGACAGCTTCCGCCATCATCCGGCGAAATCCGGTCTATCCAGAAGTTTTCCTCACCGATGGTCAGCGTGTCTCCACGCCGCAGCTGCCGCACATCATCAGTCCGGACAAACAGGGACGGGCTGGAGCCTTCAACGCGCACGCCCTGTCCGGCATAGCTGATATTTTCAGGGTCATCAAAAACACCACGTATTACTGCGCCGGACTGCTCACCGGATGTCATGGTGGCTGACGTTCCCATGTACCCGCGTATCGTTTCATCGGCGCGGGCAATGGCAGCATCGAACAGGTTATCGAAATCAGCCACAGCGCCTCCCGTTATTGCATTCTGGCCAGGCCACGTTCTGTCATTTCGGCTGCCACACCGGCAGAGACACGAAACGCCGTTCCCGGCAGCACAAATGCCACAGGTTCATCCCGCGTGGCGTGAAGTGCATCGGTATGCAGCGTCACCAGTGCCACAACCGTGACCAGAGCAGCCGTATCAGTCACGGTATCCGTCTGTGCTGATACCACCTCATTTTCATGTCCGGTCAGCGCATTTTCCGGGCTGACAGACGTGTCCTGACCGGCTGCGTCATCCGTGTCATCAAGCTCCTCTTCCAGCTCTGCCACACGGAGCGCCAGTTCTTCTTTCGTCCCCGTCAGGCTGACATCACGGTTCAGTTGTTCACCCAGCGAGCGGAGACGGGCAATCAGTTCATCTTTCGTCATGGACTCATCCACAGAGAAACAATGGCCCCGAAGGGCCATGATTACGCCAGTTGTACAGACACGAACTCATCAGGGTCAGCCAGCAGCATCAGCGGTGCTGACTGAATCATGGTGAACTCTCGCGCCGGATCGCCGGTAGTCACCCAGTTTTTCGGGTAACGGGCAGAGGCGTTAATGCCTTCGCGCTGTGCGTCCGCATCCTGAATACAGCCATAGGTACGCAGACCGCGTGCCTGAGTGTTCCCCAGCACCATCGTGTTGTCCGGCAGGAAGTTCTTTTTGACGCCGTTTTCCACGTACTGTCCGGAATACACGACGATGGCCACATCGCCATACATTCCCTTATAAGACACCGCTTTGCCCAGGTCTTTTACCGCTGTCTCCAGCTCGGAATGAGAGCCGCGACGGGTATCCAGCTTATCCCTGACGGCTTTGAAGGAACGGAACAGCGCCCATCCTTTCGGATCAAACACGATGATATTCACCACGCCGCTGGCGTTCAGCGCGTAGGCTTCGATATCGTCGGTCGGGTCATACGTGGACTTGTCACGCTTGCTCCACTCCGTGCCACCGGACTGTGTGATGTTGTTTGCCGCACTGCGGCCCATATCCACCTCAACCGGATCAAAGGCTTCACCGGTCATGGTGTATTTGCCCTTAAGCACGGCAGAAACTGCCTGCATCTCTTCGACCTGGGCAATGGCCAGCTCTTCGTCACGCATGTTCTGCATGATGATGCGACGGCGGCGGTAAGCCGGGTCCGCCAGATTCTGCGGATCTTCATCCGGCAGGCGACGCAGGGTCATCTGCGGATTCACCTCATGCTTCGGCTTGACATATCCCGGCGTAAATTCAGAGGTGGAGCCGCCACGGGAACGGATAACCTCACCGGAAACAATCGGCGAAACGTACAGCGCCATGTTTACCAGTCCCGGAATTTGTGAGAGATAGACTTTCTCCGTGGTGAAGGGATAGCTCTCACGGAAAAAGAGACGCAGAAACAGCGGATCAAACTTAAATTTCTGCTCATTTGCCGCCAGCAGCTGGGCGGTTGTGTACATCGACATAAAAAAATCCCGTAAAAAAAGCCGCACAGGCGGCCTTTAGTGATGAAGGGTAAGGTTAAACGATGCTGATTGCCGTTCCGGCAAACGCGGTCCGTTTTTTCGTCTCGTCGCTGGCAGCCTCCGGCCAGAGCACATCCTCATAACGGAACGTGCCGGACTTGTAGAACGTCAGCGTGGTGCTGGTCTGGTCAGCAGCAACCGCAAGAATGCCAACGGCAGCACCGTCGGTGGTGCCATCCCACGCAACCAGCTTACGGGTGGCGGTGTCCAGCATCAGCGGGGTCATTGCAGACGCTTTCGCACTCAATCCGCCGGGCGCGGTTGCGGTATGAGCCGGGTCACTGTTGCCCAGCGGCTGGTAATGGGTAAAGGTTTCTTTGCTCGTCATAAACATCCCTTACACTGGTGTGTTCAGCAAATCGTTAACGGCATCAGATGCCGGGTTACCTGCAGCCAGCGGTGCCGGTGCCCCCTGCATCAGACGATCCAGCGCAGTATCACTGCGCGCCTGTGCACTCTGTGGTGCTGCGGCCAGAATGCGGCGGGCCGTTTCCACGGTCATACCGGGGGTTTCTGCCAGCACGCGGGCCTGTTCTTCGCGTCCGTGAGCCTCCTCACAGTTGAGGATCCCCATAATGCGGCTGTTTTCTGCCGCAACCGCAGCGGTGATCTGCGCGTTCACGTCCGGCTGCGCCGCGCTGGCGTTTTCGCCCTCCATCGCTGGCACCACGCCAGTAACGTCAGCCTGCGAAGCAGTGGCTGAAACAGTTGTTGATTGAGTCTCTTTGGTCATTCGCCCTCCTGAGAGACGGGATTTACGTGCATCCAGTGCATCACGCATAACTGTGATCGCATCGGTGCTGTTGACAAGTTCATCAGCCAGTCCGGCATCAATGGCCTCCTGACCGCTGTACACTGCAGCCTCGGTATCCAGCACAGCCTGCACGGACAGGCCGGTATATGCCGACACCTTCTGCGCAAACATCCGGCGGGTTGCATCCATCCGGGACTGCAGTGTTTCCCGGACATCACCCGGTAGATGGCTGTAGGGGTTGCCATCCACCTTATGGCTGCCGCTGTAAATCAGCGTGATTTCCACGCCCTGTTTCTCCAGGGCAGCACCGTAATTACTGTGAGCCATCATGACGCCGATGGAGCCTGTCCGGGCGGTCTGCGTGACCAGACGCCGGGAGGCGGCGCTGGCAAGCAGCTGACCTGCACTGCAGTTCATGTCGTTGGCCAGCGCCCATACCGGTTTTATGTCACGCACACGGGCGATGATGTCAGCACAGTCAAATGCTCCCGCCACCA